TCCTACGTACTCCTCATACGACAAGAAGTCTTCGATGTAGTCGATGCACTCAATCTTCCCTTGCCCGTAGTGAATAGGGCGATTGACGGGGTTGAACGGTTTACCTTTGTCTTCTTCGTACTCATGTTGTTTAGGTGCGTGTTCCGCTCCATCTATATTCCACTTAGCCATTATAGTTTCTCCCTTTGATTAAGTTAAGTCAACGATCTCACAGCTATCACCAGAACACGCTAGTGTCTGACTACCTGCTGTATTATCCTCTTGTTCATACTCCGATAGCTTAGACCAGTCAATAGCTGCTGGCATAGTTTCAAGCAAGGCGTCGTATGTTTCTTTGTCGCAGTCCTGATAAGGAGCCTGTTGGTACTTATGCTCGTTAAACGGCAAGAAAGACACACCTGACATCTCATCAAAGTTCTTGTAGACGAAAGCACCCACCTCAAACCATTCGTCATTCTTGACGTTGATTGTCACGGAAGGCTTATGCTCGCACCAACTACGCTGGTAAGCCAACCACATCTCAAGCTGGTCAATGGCAGACAGATCAGCAGTTACCACAGCACCTGTAGGAGACTTCATAGGGAAGCTGAACACTGTGGTCATGTCAGGCTTCATTACATCAGGCTCGTTAGGGATACCTTGGTCACTCATAAACTGTGTTAGTGGGTCTTTATTGTCACCACGGACAGTACGAATGTAGTAAGGTGAGTGACGAGCATGAATACCACTAGCAGAATCAACAAGTTGGGAGACAGTGCCAGAAGGTTTGACACAAGTGATAGCAGTAGCAACAGGGATACCAAGACGTTCAGCCCACTCAGCATTAGTAGCAACAGCGATAGATTTAAGGTGTTCAAGTGTTTTCTCCAGTCCTTTGTTCTTTGTTGTCATTAAGGGGTTATCCATGATGCCAGTCAGTGACACCCCAAGCAATCTTTCTTCCTCTGTGTTCTTCTGCCAAATCTTACGCAAGTAAGGGAACTTCGTATGAGTTGACTGGATGGTACCAAGAATAGTTGCGATACGAACCTTGCGTTCTAGTGTCTCTAAAGTATCTGTTGCACGAACCACACACTCGGTTAAATTACAGAATTGGTATGGGCGTAAAATTATCTCGCTGCAAGGATTCGTACCAAACTCAAAGTTAGGATCACGCCGACCATTCTTAGCTGCCTGTACCTTAGATGCCTGTCGATTGAAGACACCTCGTTCCCCTGATCCGCTTTCCACTAGAGCCATCCACTCACGCATGAACGACAGACTGTCTGGCTTTTCCGTGTAACACACAGAGTTGTTAGCCAATGCACGTTGTGGGTTATTCTCCCACCATGAGCCAGACTTAGCATGACGCAAACGATCATCAGACAGGTTACTCAAAGAAATCATAGCAGACCGACGAACACCGCCAACTACTACTACTTCACCAATCTTACACATGATGTCGTGACACTCAAGAGAAGACAGCTTACGCCCCTTAGCGTCAGTAAACACGCGAGAGACAAAGTTAAACAGGTCGATCAGTGGTGCTGGACCTGATGCACGACCACCGAATGTCTTTAGCTTTGCACCAGCAGGACGAACACTGGATACATCCCACTTAGGAATCTCACCACTATACAGCAATGCAATAACCTGACGCAGTGCCTTAGCCCACCCCTCTTTACTGTCCTTAACAACAACTGTCGTATCACTCTGGAATACTTCATCAGGTACATCAGGCAACTTGCTAATGAACTGACGCTCAACAGAGAAACCTACACCAGTGCCACACAGTAGAATAAACATAGCTTCATCGAATGACTTAGGGTCATCTACTGGCATGTAGCTACAGTTATAGCCTGCTGTGTTGTCACGGTTAAATGCAGGACCAGCAGTCATCAAAGCCCGCATAGAGGGCATTACCTCAAGGTTAAGGATAGCTGATTCGATGTCCTTGGTGTAACTGTCCTCACCCGCAAGAGGCTTGACCAAGTTGTCCATGTAACGAGAGACTGTCTCGCCCCAAGATTCACGGCGACCTTCTTTGTCTAGCCATCGTGCGTAACGTGACTTGTGAATAAAGGCTTGGTAGTCGGACGGAAGATAGTTGTTGCTCATTTGGTTTCCTTACCATTTTTATTTATTAGGTCATGCAGGTCTACCTTCGGGTAAGACTTGTTCTTCATGACTTTACCATCTGCTCTGAACTGAATAGTTCCGTCTGGTTGTTTCATTCGACCCATGTTGTTCTTGTGAACACGGACAATAGCTTCTTCTAGATCATAACCCATGTCCCTTGCACGACCATAACTCACGATCATAAGGTCGGCTAGTTCTTTCAGTTCTGCTACAGGGTTGTGCGGGTCTTTAAGATCACACACTTCGTCGTACCACTCAAGAGCTTCTTCCCACACTAAGTTCATAGACATCACATCGTCTGCTGTCTGGTTAGCCGCCCTAGCGTACTCCTTCACCATCTCAGTAGGTGTCATTGCGTCTATATCATCCTGACTAATCACATCACTCTCCCGTAAAACTCTGTTGCTTGGCCCGCAGGCATATTTCCATCAAACAAGTACCACGCGCAGTTGTCTTTACCTACGCTCTTGCTACCCTCAATCCACTTAACTCTACCGACACTTACAACCTTTGTACAGTAACTCATGTACATAGCTGACTGCTTAGTGTGCATCCAATCCGCATCAAACAACAACCAAGTAGGGCATATGTCTAACCAATGCTGAATAAACGGATGCAGTATCTTTCTATCCCAAGGTGGGTTAGTTATGCAATAGTCCATAACCCCGTAAGAACCAAAATCAAGGTCTAATGCGTCAGCTTCCCTGATGTGACTAGCTCTAGGCTCAATGTCAGACTGGAACAAACAATCCCCGTGACCCTCAGTCAATTCAGTTATGTGTTGTACCAGTCGTCCATCTCCCGCACAAGGCTCTACGTAATCAAACGTGTAAGGCAAGTGCGGGATCAGAGGTTCTACAGCAGCTATTGGTGTCGGATAGAAGTCACGTTCTACCCTAACATATTCACTACGCTTCCCCATACATCTTCCTTAAGGTTTTCATAGACACAAATTGCGGCTCGTACATACCCTTAGATACTTCACGCTTAACTACTACACCAGACCACCAATCGTGGTTAGCCTGACCTGCCCAACTCTCTGGTGCGCCTTTAAAGCAACCAGCCACTAGACCAATTGCCTTGGCGTTGTCCTTAAACTTTAAGTCACGCTTGTGTGAGTGACCGCAAGTAGAACTCTTGTACCTATGGTTTAAGAGGCTGTTAGCATGATGTATGCCAGACATAGCAGTACCAAGGTTCCCTGCACCAAAGAAGTGAGCATAAGAAACTTCATCGTATTCAACAATCGACGGTGCTCCGTGTTCGTACTCATGGTATTCATCAAACCAGTGCTTTGTCTGAAGATGGCTGAAGGAAATCCCGTACTTACTTCCCTCAAGTCGTGGGTCTGTCTTGATTGCTCGTTTGATCCTGTGTTCATGGTTTCCCTCAAATCCAAAGTAGTTGGGGCGCTTACGCTTATGGTGGCGAAACTTCCAACGGATACGCTCTTGTGCGTCGTTGTAGTGGTCTACGTCAGCCTCATAGTTCTGACTAACGATTGCTTCTGGGGTGCGTGTATCAAATGTATTCAATGATCGCATGTCAGCGCCGTCACCCAAGTCAACAACATAGTCAGGTTTGAGGTCATACAAGAACTCACCTAACCAGTTGAACCGCTCGTTACTTACTGATGGATCAGCGTGTCCACAGCTAAATACTGCTACTGTTTTACTCATCTTCTTCCTCCATTTCCATTTCCATCAGGGCCACTCGGACCTCGAACTCTACTACCGCTAGTTGCTCTTTGTTTAGATTGAGCAGTTGTGTTAGCAAACTATTTACTTCAACCATTCCTCTGGAACCTTCTTATCTGAGTAGATGAACCCATGCCTATCGCACCAGTCACCGTATGTTGTCTTAGAACCCTTGTTGATCTTACCACGAGAGTTACTAAACACGAATCGTATGTCTAACTTAGGGTGTTGCTCCTTAACCTTCAAGTGTTTTTTTCGATCTGCTGAAACAAACCGCCCTTTTGACTCAATGATAATGCCATTAGGTAAAATGAAGTCGGGCATATAGCTCTTGTTCTCGTTTAAGACCCACTTAATCTTCATGGTCTCATACTCAAAAGCTATACCCCGATCCTTCAAGTCAACAGAGATGTCATCCTCAAGTCCTGAGCGGTAGCCATTCTTTATGGCGTGTCGTCTACGCTCACTGGTGGGTGCCATAGCTGTCCCTCATACCTTCGTAGCCACAGTAGTCTGGCATTTTCAATAATACGTTCTGTGTTCCCGTCATAGGCTTTCACACACGCTTCCCAAAGACTGTCCACTGTGTCGCACTCTGCTAGTAGCTTCTCTGCTTTCTTAGGGCCAATTCCTTTTAGACCCTTGATGTTGTCTGCTGCATCCCCTGTTAGTATCTGAGTGTAGAAGAATAAATCCCCCTGCCATTCGGATACCTGCGTCCACTCCTTCCTGTTAAAGTTAAAGTGCCAACACGGGATTTGCAGCATGTCTTTATCAATAGATGCAACGACAGTATTAGGTCCGCATTTCGTAGCTTCTATCGCAATTAGGTCATCAGCTTCTTCCCCTTCACTTACGATTGCACCGAACTTATCTATCATGTAATCACGTACATGACGTAGGTGTTTAGGCTTATCGCTTGCTTTCCTGTTTCCCTTGTAAGGATAACTCTTTGCTACGTCAAAACGAAAGTTGGTAGACCCAGTTAAATACACCTCAAATTGGTCAGGTGTAACGAAGTCTAACGTCTCCTCAAGAACGAAGTCAAGTAATATTTCTATTTTCTCTTCCGCGTCCTTGGGGAGATCGTCTTGAGTGGCAAAGGCTGCTCG